CAGATGCTCTTGCGCTCCCCGGCGAATATGCATAGAAGCCCCCTCACGGCGCTGCTGTAGCTCAGAGGTAGAGCACTCCCTTGGTAAGGGAGAGGTCGAGAGTTCAATTCTCTCCAGCAGCACCATTTTCCCAATCACAAGTCACTGTGAAAAAACAATAATTTTGATTGAGTTTGCCGATGGCAGGTGAACACATTAACGTGCAATGCATGATGCGCACCAGTTTTTCCCGGTTTTCACCAGCGATTGTGTGCAAATCGCGTGCAGGTTTACTCGGACGTTTCGACTTGCGGCCCCAGGCAAATGAGTGACGATTCGACGCCATAGAGGCGTTGCTGTTGATAGCGTGCAGTGCACCAATCATGTTGAAGGCTAGATAGCCTTCAACAGATGTCAGCGAAGCGCAGATAGCGACCTTTGCAAAGTCGAGGCCGCCGAACCCCACCTACGTCGTGAGCCGTCCCATACCAGTCATTGCCGATGCGGTCATGCGCTGCGGCACAGCTCCACCGAACGGAAATTCGCTGCAGGTGCGAAATCTTCAGGATGTGGATTTCTCTCGGTGCGGAACAAAGCCGACGCCGAAAATGTTAGTGACTGCCAATCTGCCAGAAAGTGCATGTAGAGCGGTTGTTGTTGCTTTGAAATTTGGTATGCATCTGTTGACAGCAGCTGGTAGAGGCCACAATATTTAGCTCTTCATAGGTTCTCTTGTACCAAATAGGTCTCGACTAGCAGGAGAACTTTGTTTACCAATGCACCTTGAAAATACGTCGTCACCGCTGTGGTCGTTCGTCGAACAGCGCAGCAGTCAGGAGACACGGGAGCCTCGGAGCAGCGAAATGAACAAAGCAGTATGCGTTTCGGATATGGAAAGCGACTATTTGGGCTTTCTCAATGCGCAAGTCGTGCCGACAAGAAAGCTTAGCCTTCGGTATGCATCTGTCTTTTGCGGAGGCGGTGGCCTAGATCTGGGCTTTGCGTTGGCCGGATTAACTCCGGCGTTCTCGAGCGATGTAGTCCCTCAATACTGTGACACCTTGGCCCAGAATCTTGGTGGCAAGCGTCATGTCGTTGAACCACACGATATCTCAAGCCTTTCTGGTTCACATGTTGAGGCTGTGACAAGAAGCAAAATCAACGTTGTGATCGGAGGCCCTCCTTGCCAGTCTTTCAGCATTCTGGGTTCGAGAGGTTCGACAGAGGACCCAAGGGGCAAGTTGGTTTTTGACTATGCCCGCTTCATTCGTGAACTATCCCCCGAAGTTTTTCTCTTCGAAAACGTTCCCGGAATTATGACACTCAATCAGGGTCAGGACTGGCAGCAACTAGTCCAGTGCTTTGAAGCGGAGACTGGCTTTGACTTGCTAGTCAACAAGCTCAACGCAGCTGATTTTGGAGTGCCTCAGCTTCGCCAACGCGTACTATTGATTGGTTTCAAAGACAAAGCGGCGGCGCAGAAGTTCTCTTGGCCTGAACCGACTCACGGTCCAAATCAAGCAGCAGGATTACAGCCATATCGCACGGCACGTGAGGCTTTGTTGCGCGTCGCTGGTGTTCCAAACCATATATTAAGGAAGCACTCTCAGCGTGTCATGGACCGGTATAGTATGGTGGAACCAGGCGGGCGAGACAGAAAAGACCACACTGACCGAATTCACCCAGATAGACCCTCCGGCACAGTTCTTGTCGGATCTGGAGCCGGCGGCGGTAGGCCATTTATTCATCCAACCGAGCATCGCCACATCACGGTCCGTGAAGCCGCACGCTTGCAATCTTTTCCGGATTGGTGGGTTTTTTCAGGCGGGCCTACAGCGGCGTATCGGCAGGTCGGGAATGCCGTACCTCCACTAATGGCGAAGGCCGTTGCTGCGGAGATTGTGAAAGCACTCGCCTAAGATGTTGATACGGCCGCTTCCACATCCCGGCTATACATGGAGCTTCTCGCAACATGCTGCCGGATTTGATGAGCGCACCATCCGGGGCATGCTCAGCTGCGCGTCTCCTTTTGAAGGGCAGACCGACGTCGGCCCCCGGATTACTGACCTAATGATCAAATCCGGGCTTCTGACGCCAAACGAGCGAGATGGAAAAGCAGATGCATGGCGCGACTATCAACAAATTCTCTCTGAGCTGGGATTGATCGTCTCAACAAAATTGAGTCCTGAGCTTCATCTTACAAATGCCGCAAGAGCGTTCGTTGCAGGTGAAATCCAATTTCACCAACTAATGAGGATGCAGGTTTTCCGCTATCAATATCCCAACGGCCAAAAGCATGATCGTTCACCGAAAGTACGGAAAGCTCTTGCAGATCACGGGATGCGCGTGCCCGATAGCCTGATTGATTTGCACGTTCAATCAGGTGTCTTGATCAAACCTGGACTGCTCGTACTTCAGGTGTTGTTGGGGCTGCTTGAATTAGGGGAGCAGCCAGAAATTAATATCTATGAATGCAGGGCTTTTTTCATTCCCTGTAAAACAAATGCCGAAGTAGGATCGGCTGTCTCCGATGTCATGAATGCAAGGGCAACCGGTGTCGACCTTTCCAATATTCACGACGAAGTCTCGAAGAGAAACATACAAGATTGGTTCAAAATTTTGAACGCTACCGGCCTGTTCGATACAGACGGAAAGACATATATACGCCTTTCTGAGCACGCGGCGGAACAAGCTCACGACCTGCGGCTGATGTGTGCAAACCAATCTGACCCCGGGACATTTTGGCTGCCAAATGGATCGACTCACGAAGAAAGGTTCACGTGGTTTAATCGTTTTGGCAGCTACGAAGACGTTTTCGAAAACCTCCGCCTTTCAACATCCTCGGATCAAATTGATAATGTCGATCGTCCTTCGGAGGACGATATGGACGAGGTTGATTCAACCTCAACAACCGGCCCTGTTCGTTTGGTGGAATTTGACCGAGGACAGCTTTTTACCCGCGAAGCACCTGATCCCTCCGCAAGCATCGAGGATTTGGCACAGAGCGTGATTGACGGAGCAATTAGGAGGCATGCAAAAACAGTACTGCATGACCAAATCGTGCTTAGGTATGCCGAAAGGTATTTGGCGCAAGGCGCGGAAGTGAAAGTTGATCCAAATTCGGTCGATCTGTTCGTAAAATGGGGTCCCGAAGAGACTGCAATCTTCGAGGTGAAGACGGTATCGCAGCGTTCATTATCTGCGCGCATGAGGCTGGCCGTAGGCCAAGTCAAAGAGTATGCATACCGACTTGAGGCCGATGTTGGCCACAAGCCAGAGCAGGCAATAATCATTGATCGGCGAGTAAAAGACGACAGCTGGCGGCGAGATTTTCTCAACGAATACATGAATATCGGCTTAATCTGCACGCTGCCGAGCGATGAGCAGATTTTTGCGCCAACGTCTTCTAAAACGGGAGAAAATTGGGGGGGCTAGGCTAGCTTTCCCAATTTTCCTGACCGCAATACAGTCGCACGCGAGACATACAAAATGATTGTCTGCTTCGAGTGCTTTTCAGAAAGCTATCGCGCCCGCAACGAACTTCCGCTTCCCGCCCGACACGTCGGTCCTGCGTCACTCAAGCGGTCGAATGATCGGGTCCGCTTTGGGCTGAAAGCAGAAACTCTACGGGCCTTTGTGTTCACTTAGACCGCCCGAAAATCCGCGCGCCTTTCCTCTGGCTTTGGCAACTGGTCTCCCAACCGCGAAAAGTCCCAGCCATAGACCTTGAGCCGGTCGCCAAGATCTGAGGGCGCAAGCTTGCGATAGCGCTCGGCTGTGCTGCTGGTACGCCAGCCACCAAGATCCAAGAGGCGACCGTAATCGCGTGTGGAGGCATAGAACCACGTGGCCCATGTGTGCCGCAGAACGTGCGGGGTGACGTCTGCCCCCAGCCGGGCATTGTCTCGGGCCGTACAGAAGGCTTTCTTGATGTGCCCACCGCTGTTCTCACGCGCGACATAAGCCCGGCCTTTGTGGTTGCGCAGTAGGGCGCCAGATCGGGGCACCCCGTGCGACACGATAAGATTCCGCGCACGCTCTGGCATTTGTACCATGCGGGCGTGGCCGTTCTTTGTCTCGGGCAGCCAGATTTCCCCGGTCGAGGCGTGCCAATAGCGCACATCTGCCGCGAGAGCTTCGGAGGTGCGGCAACCGGTCCCGATCATGAAGGTCAGGATCAACTTTAGGTGCCGTGGCGCCTGATCGCACAGTGCCTCGAATTCCTCTGGGGTCAGCCACCGCGTCCGTGCGCCTTTGGCCTTGAGCCTGCGAAAGCGGCGGTGATCGGCTTTGCCATTGTCGGCCGCCATGTTGATGATGGCACTTACTGGCGTGATCACCTGCCGGTTCTTTGTTGCAGCGGATGCCTCTGGATAGAGTGTTTCCGCCAGCTGCAGCAAAAAATGGTTGTCGATCCTTGAAACCAGCTGATCCGGGCCGAGGTGCAGCAGGATCTTTTCCAGGAACCGGGTATCCCCGCCGGTCATCATGTAATCATGCGCGGCCTCGGCAAAAGTCAGCGTTGCCTTGCCGCCAAGCGCGTGACGCTCGAGGATTTGGTGTTCCTTGCGGATCGCCCATGCTTCGGCTTGCCTTTTGTTGCTAAGGCCAGTGCTTTCATAAACCTTGTGTCCGGCGACGGTGCCTCGCGCATAGTACGGGCCGTTTTTTGTGCGCTTGGAGAGTTTGAGGGGCATGTGATCTTATCCTCTAGAAAGGCCGCACGCAGATCCTCTTTGCGGTAGAGGATCCGCACTCGACCATGTGCGGCAACATATGGCAGTTTCCCCTGCGCTCTGAGATCATCCAGCTTTCGCCGTGATGTGCGTACACCTAGCGTTGCCAGGTGTGCGACAGCTTCCGGAGTCGATAAGAGTTCAGCGGTTGGTGTTGGCTCCTGTGTCATAGCAATCCTGTGTGCTTTCCAATGATCACGGCCGCGGCCACAAGAACGCAAAAGAGGCCTAGCCAATCGGTGACGATCAGCCCGATGCGGGCGATCTCGAGGCGCAGGTTTTTCGGCTCATTGTCTCTCATAGCGTGCCATGCCTATTTTTGTGTTCACTCGGCGTAGCACACAAAAAAGTGCAGTGACAAGTAAAATAATCATTGCAAACAGAGATTGGAGCGGTCTAACCGTATATCTGGTGGTTATGGGCCGCGCTGAAATGCGCGGAAGCTAGTTTTAGGAAATACGAATTATGAACAGGTCCAGCATGGAAAAGGTCTGGCAAGAGTTAGAGGGACAGGACGAAGAAACACTGTCCCGGGTTGCGGATCGGCTGGAGGCTTTGGAGGCGGAGGCTAATGTGCCCCGCCGGTCTCTTCGCGGACAATCTCAACAGCGCGCTGCGTTAGGTGATCTGGCATCCGCTCCAGTGTTCGGTGAAGCCTGATTTTGGCCTCTGTGATCGCATCTGCTCTGTGAACTAGGCTTATCGGCACGCCCAACACATCGCATACACGCAGCATATTGGCATAAGACAGCGTTGTGCGCCCCGAGATGAATTGGCTAAGGCCGTTGCGTGACATGCCAGCTTGCCGAGAAACTTCCGAAAGGTTCATGTCTTTCAGGGCTGCAGCCATCCGGAGATTTTTTCTGGCAATGTCCACACGCGGATCGGCCTTCGCGTCTTTATTTTCCATATTCATATCCAGTTGATGTGTTCGGTTTCTTGAATGGTGCCTGCGAGAATCGGGGCTTCGCAAGCGCCCAGCAATGCACTCTTTTGTGTGCAAAGCAGTTAAGGCACTAGTTAGTGCAACACTTCAAGGATTTTCTCTTTATTCCGGGCAGGTGACACAAAATCGTGCGACGCACCTATATTTATGCCTTGCAGTGCACATTTTCGTGTGCAATGCCAATGTTAATCAACATGTAGCGGTGTATCCGCCCGTTTATGACAGGAGCAGCAGATGCAGGTAAGGAATACCAGACCCAATTCTACACAGATCGCGCCCGCGATTGTTCCCAGATCCGCAGAGTTTCGTGCATGGGTGCAGGATTGTCTCGGCCTATTGAATGTGTCGGCCAGGTCGCTGGCGGTATCGGTCGAGATGGGCCCCAACACGTTGCGCGCCTTCCTCAGTGATCAGACGCGCGGCATAAACATGGACACTGCGAACGTTTTAACTTGCAAGATCCATGAAACCGCGCACGAACAAGGCAAGGTTCTGCCGCGCTTGGGTGCCATCCGATACGCACGCGCAAACGGAGGGCAGAGCAATGACTGACTCAAGCAATCCGGGCCTCGTGGACCAGCTGCCGCGCAGTGACCGTAAACTGTTGGACATGATGGCGGTGGAGGCGAACACCTCGCCCGAGGCCATCATGCTGCAGATCACGCGGGCATATCTCGGCCTGATGCGGGCGGCGCCCGAAACACTGCCAAATGATCCCCTCCGCCGCAGTGCCCAATCGGCAGCCAATCGGAGGGCATGGCGTTGAACGGATCACCTGACAATCACGGGTTTGCAATCTTCGCCTCCCTCCGCAAACCAGATGCCAACCCACGCGATCCACGCTGCGCCCTCGCGCTGCAGCGTATCTGTGGAACCTGTGCCCATTATTGTGGGCAGCTGCGTGCGACGAAAGGGGATCCCGCCCGCGCGCGGTGTGGTCGCTTTGGAACCGAAAAAGCCCCACGCACCGATGCGACCCGGTGTCGGCAATGGATCCGGCGAGGTTGACATGCAGGATCCGCTCGCTCCCTTGCGCGCCGAGGTCATGGCGCAACCGCCCGAAGAACGCATTGAATATGCTCTGGACCTGTTGCGGCATTATCTGGATCCGGTGCCGCCCTTCTATATTGGCGTCCACCGCATAGCGCCGAGCCTCCCACCTGCGGATGTGCGCGTGTTGCGGGCGCTCGATGCCAGGCGCGGGCAAATCGTGTCAATGCACAGCCTGATCGCTGCCCGTTCGCTGGATCTGGCCGTGGAGGATTGGGCACCACCGCAAAAGGTGGTGTCTTGCATTGCAAAGCTGCGCCGCGTTTTCAAAGAGCAACGCATGCCAATCCAGATCATTACGTTCACGGGGCTAGGCTATTGTCTGGAGGCACCCGACACCTTTCGATTTGAGGACGGGGTGGCGCCGCAGGTGTCGACATGAGCCGGGATGATGGCCGCCGCGATCTGGCAAAGTCCATTCCGATTATGGACGTGGCACACCGCCTCGGGATCTCTGGCCTAAGCCGGGCTGGGGTCGAGCATGTCGGCGCCTGTCCGGTGTGCGGCGATGGCGGCAAGCGCCACCCAGACCGATTTGCAATCAACCCGGCGCGCGGCGTCTTTATCTGCCGCCAATGCTCCAGCGGCGGCGACGGTCTGGCTCTGGTGCAGTTCGTTCTTGGCTGTGATTTCAAGGCTGCGCTGTCCTACCTGGCGGGCGAGGAAGATATGCAGCCAGATCCCGCCGAATTGACCCGTCGACGCGCGGCGGCAGAGGCACAGGCACGCAAACAGGCGGAATTTGCCGCAAAATCGCGTGCCAGGGCGATCCGCGACGCCCGCGAAATCTGGCATGCGGCGCAGCCCGGCGCAGGCACCGCAGCCGAAGCATATCTGACCGGTCGCGGGATCCAGCTGCCCGAGTGGCCGCCCACGCTGCGGTTTTCGCCAGATCACCCTTACCGCAAGCATTTTGCGGGTCGTGGGGTGGTCGATTGGTTCCGCAGCCCGTGCATGATCGCCGCCATCCAAGACCCAAACGGCCGGGTTCTCGCGGTGCATCAGACGTTTCTGGATCCTGACCGGCCCGGGCAGAAACGCCGCGTGATCGCACCGGATGGCAGCGCACATGACGAAAAGGGCAAGCCGTGGCCTGCCAAGCTGGTGCGCGGATCCAAGAAAGGCGGCGCTATTCGCCTGACCCGGTTCAATAACAGGGGTCTGATGATCATGGGCGAGGGAATCGAAACCACCCTTTCACCCCTAACGGCCGGGATCCGTCGCGATGCTGTCTATTGGGCCGGTGTGGACCTTGGAAACATGGGCGGCCGAATGGCCAAGCTGCCGGGGGTTCGCTCAAGCGGTCAACCCGATCTGGAAGATAGCGAGGCGTGGCTGCCGCCCGAAGGGATCAACCGGCTTGTGTTTCTACAGGATGGTGACAGCGATCCCACATCTACCCGCGCAAAACTCCTGTCTGGTCTGCGCCGCGCCGCACACCATCGGCCTGGCCTCAAAGGCTGGATCGTAAAGGCCGAGGACGGGCGAGATTTGAACGACATGCTGAGAAAGGCCCCCGAAGATGACGAATGATAACGGGATCCGCGAGGCGTTTGCACAGGCTGAACAAGTGGACATGGGCAGCCAAGAGCCTGTCGGCATGTCACCATCGGACAATGATGGGCCGCAGGGTGATCAAGGCACTCCCCTGCCCCCACATGAAGAGATCCCGCCGGATGCTGCCTATCTGGAGGACAAACCGGAGGCAAAGGGCGCAAGCTTTCCGCTGACTGACTACGGCAATGGTCAACGCCTGATCCACTATTTCGGGCAGGATTTCGTCTGGGTGCCTCGCCTCGGATGGTATCGCTGGGATGGTCGACGCTGGCAGGCGGATGAAGATGAAATCTTGGTACGCCGGGACGCGCAGCAAATTTCCGACCGCATCTTGCATGAAATTCCGTTCGTTGCGCTTGATGATTGGCAGCGCGAGGCGCTGGACCTTTGGCGCGACGTGCGCGCGGAATATCGAAAACTCATCAGCGTGAAGGTAAAAGACCGCGCCGAGGGCGATGCGGAGCGGTTGGAGGAACTAGAGGCGATCCGCGAAAAAGGCGTGGCGGCCGAAAAAGCGCTTGCTGGCCTCAAGAAAAGCCACCGCGATCACGCCAGATCGTCAGGCAACAGCAGCAAGATTTCCAACATGCTGCAGGAGGCGCAACCGGCCAAGGCCGTGCGCGTTGATGATCTGAACGCCGATAAACTGGCGCTCTGCGTCGAGAATGGTGTGTTGCGCTTTGCTATGGTCGAGGATGAACACGCCACCGAGTGGGGCGACACGGCGCAGCTGGTGCCTCGCGTCTCGCTGGAAGGTCATGCCCGCGCTGATATGATCACCAAGATGGTACGGGCCAAATATGATCCTGGCGCCACCTGCCCCACGTTCCTTGGTTTCTTAAAGCGGATCCTGCCAGATCGCGAAATCCGCGAGTTTATGCAGCGGTGGTTTGGCTACAACCTCACCGGCCTCACGTCAGAACAAAAACTGGCGTTTCTCTTTGGCGGGGGGCGCAATGGCAAATCCACCCTGATGGATCTGATCGGCCGGATCATGGACGATTACGGCACCACAATCCCAATTGAGACGCTGACCGGATCGGAACAGCGCAAGGGATCCGATGCCACCCCTGATCTGGTGCGCCTGCCGGGTGCGCGCTACGTGCGCGCCTCTGAGCCCGAACAAGGCCAGAAAATGAAAGAGGCATTGATCAAATCCCTCACCGGCGGCGAGTCGATTATGATCCGCCGCATGATGCAGGAATTCGTGGAGGTCGTGCCCGAGTTCAAGCTGACCATCGGCGGCAACTATCGGCCCGAGGTGCGCGGTGCGGATGATGGCATTTGGCGCCGCATCATGCTGGTGCCGTTCCTGGAGCAGATCCCGCAGGATGAAGTGGATCCCCTACTGCCCCAAAAACTATGGGCCGAGCGTGACGGGATCCTGTCGTGGATGGTGCAGGGCTGCCTTGACTGGATGCAGGGTGGCCTGCGCCCGCCCGAGGCCATCCTGGAGGCGACGGCCGAGTACCGCCTGACAAGCGACCCCGTGCGTCAGTTCTTGGAAGATGAATGCGAAATCACTGGCTCCCCAGAGGATGACGTGATGGCGCGCACCATGAATGACGCCTTCAATGCGTGGCAGTTGGACAATGGCAATGCCGCGTGGACCTCACGCCACTTGTCAAACCAGATGTTGCTGCGCGTAGGCGCCATCAAAGGGCCGAATGGCGAGACATTCGAACGCGTCAAATCCAGCAACTACGTGTATCGCGGCATTCGCCTGAAAAGCGAGGCATTGTCGCGTCTGGATGTGTACCGGGAACGGCTGGAGGCGCGGAAATGAGCGCCCCGTCCAAAAAACTGAAAATTCTGGTTGGCTGTGAAACCTCGGGCATTGCCCGCCGGGCCTTTGATCGATTGGGGCATGATGTTTGGTCCTGCGATCTGGAGGCGGCCGAGGATGGATCAAACCGCCATATTCGCTGCGACATTCGAGACGGGATCTTGCTGGAGGGTTGGGATCTGCTGGCTGTCATGCACCCGCCCTGCACCCGCCTGTGCCGCTCCGGTCGCCGCTGGATGTCTGGTCCGGGCAAATGGACGCCCCCAAAGAAACTCCCGAAAGGTCGGACGCTGGCCAGCATGTTGGAGGAATTTGAATTGGGCGTCAGCGTGTTTACCGCCTGCTGGAATGCACCGATCGAGCGGATCGCGATTGAAAATCCCGAAATGAATGATCTGGCGCGGGATCGCATGCCCCACGATCTGCCCGGGCCCCAGCTGGTGCAGCCGTTTTGGTTTGGTGAACCAGCGTATAAATCAACCGGCTGGTATCTGCGCAATCTGCAGCCCTTGGCCCCCACCAACATGCTGACTGAGCCAGCGCGCGGTTCCGATGAATGGAAACGCTGGAATAAGATCCACCGAATGCCCCCGAGTGCCGAGCGTGCCCGTCTGCGTAGCCGATCTTTCCCGGGCATGATGGAGGCAGCTGCGCTCCAGTGGGCCGGGCAGGCACTAGAGCAGGTGGCCGCATGATGTTGCCCTGTGACTTCTGTGGCGCCCGTGTGGCCCCCTTTGGCTTTGCACCGGCCCCTCGCCTCGGGATCCCGGTTCGGCGCCCGATCAAGACCTGCGCGGCCGAGGGGTGCAAGGCACAGGCCCGCGCCCGCTGCAGGGCGCTGGTCGATGCCACGGATCCCCTGGCACAGCAAAGGGCCACCCGACGCAAAACCCCGCGCCCTGCACCGGAAGCCCGACAGCCCGCGCTATTTTGAGGGGTTTCACCTTGACTAAAATTCAGCATCTTGCATTGGTTTTCCGCGCCCTTTCGGGGCAACGCTGTGCGCTTGCCTGCAATCTAGCATCATACTCTGAAGAAATATTGCTCTGGACCAGCTTAGGCTTGGACGGTTTCGTGGCAATTCCTCGCGCAGCCCATATCTACGGCTTCACACCGCCGCTTTGGTAAACTTGTATTTCTGAAAGGAAGGATGGCGACATGTCACACCGCGCGATCTACTTGGCAGCGCGTGCGCGCGACATAGGGGCGGAACTGGACCGTGTGCGGCAGGCTCTGAACGCTATCCAGCACGTTGCGCAAACATCGCCAGGCGGTGCAGCGGAAAGCTTGGAAATGGTCGATGCGTTGGCCAATCTGGCCGCTGCCCGGCTCGACAGCATTTCAGCCGAGGTCGAGGCAGCGGAAACCGAATACACCAAGTCCGAGGTTGCGGCCGAGGTCGGATTGTCGCCCGATGAATTGTCGGGCCGCTAAAAGCGGGATCTACCTCGGAACGATCAGAGTCTCGTTCACATTCCAATCTCCGGAGGTCGGGTTGTTTGTCAGGGTGACGGAGAAATTTTGCCGCAGAACTGCACCGAATGAATTCTGCGCGTCCACCCATGCTGACACTGAAAACTGGCAGGTTGCGGAACCCTTGGCAATTATCACCTGCCCGTTCGAGTAGAGCGGACCGCTTGGAAGCGGAGGGAACTCTGCAGTGGAGGGGGATTTGAGGTTTCGCTTCACCTCTACCTTGGCTCTCTCATACGCGGCTGGTTTGCTACACCCGTCCACAGCAGCTGTTTCTTCTTTGCAGGCGGCCAGTGTCATCGCGAGGCCTGCAAGCAAAGCAAAGGACAGTTTCATACTCTTTCCAATCAACTCTCAGTACAGTTTGCAGAGACATTGAACATCTTGTGGTTGCTTTGCAATCGCCTAAATTGTCAATTATTGATTGCTATGCCCTTTATTGTGTGCAACCTGTCTATTTGGAAGTGGCAAACCTCATATTTTCTTGACGCGATGCTGACACTTCGGCACCTCTAGTGGTGCATTGCGCAAAATCGCAATGTCGGGATTGAGACCCCGCATGTAAGAGGCACCTGCAAGTGCCGCGCGTTTTTCGTGCGGCTTTTTCTATGGTCGGGCGCACGGCGGCCGCTTCGGCGGGCCGCTGCCTCTAGCGGTAGTCTCAACCCCGTGTTTGCCCGGCCACCAGAATTGAGACTTTGGCTGTCGGGCGTTTTCAGACCTAGAGGCCACAATGAACAATTCTATCCCAACCATCTTAGTCCAATCCTCCGACCTATCACGCGCGGCCGCGCTGGCTCGTCAGATCCAGAGCCTGGCGCTCGCTGGATCCAATGAGTGTGATCTTGAGGTGGTCGAAGCATTGGCCGAGGCTCTGTCCTACCGCCTTTCTGAAATGTCGTCTGACCTAGAAGAGGCGGGCCATGGTGAGTGATCTCCAGTTTCGGTTTGAGGGGAGCGATGTGCGTGTCGTTTTTGGCGCGGATGGTGCCCCATGGTGGATTGGGCGCGATGTGTGCGCTGTTCTGGGTATATCGAATGTGAGTGATGCTTTGAGTGGACTAGCGGGCGATGAGCGGCGCGATGGGGTCGGTATTACCGACCCCATCGGCAGGACGCAGCATGCCGTGGCGGTCAATGAGCCCGGTCTATATCGCCTGATCTTTCAGTCGCGGAAACCAGCCGCCGAGCGCTTCAAGCGGTGGCTGGCACATGATGTGCTGCCTGTTCTCAGACGAACCGGCAGCTACACTCCTGCTCGGGTGGCGGACGACCCCGGGTTCCTACCGGCCGACACCGACGAATGGCTCTCGCTCGTGCGCGAGGCTCGAATGACCTTTGGACGGGCGGCCGCACGCAGACTGTGGAGACGCAGCCCGCTTCCTGAGATAGCCTCTGATAGTGATGAACTTGATCCGACCGAAAGGTATTGCTCGGAATTTCTCGAGCAATGCTGCGACGTTACCGGACAAGGGAGTGATTTCGTTCGCTCTCGCGACCTAATCAATGCAGCAATCAATTGGCGGTCTCTTGGCTGGCCTGGAGAGCGCAGCTTCTCAAATGCGATGCTTCGATTGGCGCGCGCGTCCTCGGACGATTTCGGGGTCTTGATGTTCTGGCAGGCAAAGCGATCCCACGCTGGCTTTCGCGGACTAAAGCTGAAGTAAAGCCCCCCGCATCCCGTTGGGATCTACGCCTTGGGCGTGGTGAAAGCGGAGCGGCGACGGCTGCAGCAGCGGGGATCCGGCCGGGCAAATCGCCCACCAATCCCCGCACCCCTGCACTCTAATGAGGTCACGCGCCCGCCACTGGTCCCACTGATCCCTGATCTGGGGGCAACATTTACCCGGTGATCCCGTAAATTTTCTGTTGTTTTCCAACGAAATACAAAAGCGCTGGAGCGGTTTGGGATCATTGGGACCAATTTTCGGGGCTTCGCCTATTACGTGAAAAAGGGGTGCGGGGTGGCACAAAGAGATCGCGCATGTAAGGCGCGAATATTGGTCCCATAGATCCCACAGACATGCATTTGCGTTTAAAAACAATATCTTGCCTATATCCAGTGATCCCACGCTGATCCCATACTGATCCCATGGGATTGGGACTGATCCCAATGATTTACAGCATGTTGGGGGTGTAGCTGAGGTTGCACCTATATCTGGAGGATGTGTCGTGTTGTCTGGGTCTGAGTTGGGGCGCGCCGCGCTCTATCTGTCGAAACTGAATTTGCAGCTGGTAAAAGCGGCCGGTGCGCGCCGGATGCGCGCAGGCAAAGGAACGGGGGCACGGCTGCACGGCAGCTTGCAGGGTGCGCCGGTGCAGCTGGTGGAACTGTCCCGACCGATGCCGGGCGGTAAATCGGAGCGGGTGACGCCCCTTGGATATAGAACAGCCCGCCGCACTCTACCGCGCCTGTTGTCTTCACTGGATCCGGCTGATCCACGCCTGATGGTGGCGCAAATGATCGCAGACGCGGCCGAGCGCGTGGGGGCGGTGCCCGGTTCCAATTTTGCGGGATCGGACAGTAAGGGCGAACTCTCAGACGGTGGGGCAACAACCCGTGTGAAGCACGCGACGCGGCTGCGTGACTTTGAGGCGATGGCGAATGGCTGGCCATTGGACCGCCGCAAAGCCCGCGCGCTGCGGGTGCCCCGCGTGGCGTTGGCGGTGCGCCGCCGCTCGGCGGATCGCTATAGTATCAAGGCGTTTGACGCGCTCTACCTGACCTGTGTGGACTGTCTCAGCCTAGACGAAATCCTGCGGCGGCATGGCTGGTCTGCCCGGACGGGATACCGCAACAAAGTGCGCGATGCTGTGCTGCAGACGCTGGACCTGATCGCAATGGAAATGGGCTTTACGCCCACCGACAAGAAAACGAATTGACAGAAACTGACCGTCTCACCCATATATTTGAACAACGGCGCAGAGGTGCGCCAGCAACCCGGCAGCACTTTGGCGCCGGGTTTTTCATTCCAAACATAGGGGATTGCCATGGGGCGCCTGAAAGGGCCGCCGAAGCGCTTGGGCTTTGCGCCTCGCGCTGTGGGCTACGTGGATCGAGCCGAGGCAGAACGCGCGCGGGATCGGGCAAGGGCTGCGGGCAACAACCTGCGCCATCTCTACCGGATCAAGCGCTGGCGAGATCTTCGGCTGGAGATCCTGACCCGGGCAGGCTGGATGTGCCAAGGGTGTGCCGAGCCGCATCTCTTGGCGGGCAAGGCCCCGGCGCCCAACAGTCCGGTGGTCGACCACATCGAACCACACCGGGGCAACCTCGCTCTGTTCTGGGATCCGAGCAACCTGCAAGCCGTGTGCAAGCACTACCACGACACCGAAAAGCAACGCGCCGAACACGCGGCTACCCGGGCAGCTGGCCCGGGGGGTGGGTCAAAAGTCTAAAACCGGTGTGCGCGCGAACCCGCACTCCCCCGCATTTGGAGATTATTTTTCCCGATGAGTGACGATTTTCAGCAGGAAGGCGGCCCCCGTGACCTGTTGGGGGATCCGTATGATCAGAACAGGGAAAGCTGGGGGCGCCCGAAGTTCAAAAAAACAAAGGAAAAACAAGAAGCTGTGATCGCACTATCTGCGGCGGGTTGGACGCAGCAGCGGATCGCGCGCTATCTGGGGTGCGATGTGAAGACACTCAGAAATCATTTTTCCCGAGAGCTTACCGAGGCGGCGGATCGGGCCGAGGGCGAGGCGATAGTGGCAATTCACAAGCGGATGCGTGATGGCAACGTGACGGCCGCCAACCGCGTGATTGCGATGGCTGAAAAGGGCCGCGCCGCGCCACCCGCGCCCCGTACCGCGCAGCCCGAGGATGCAGCACCCGAGCCGGAAAAGGCGCAGCCGAAAGGCAAGAAAGAGCAACTGGCCGAGGCGGCCCAGACGCCCACCGGCCGGTGGGGCAGCATTCTGCAGTAAATGCCGTTTGATTTTGCCTGCCCGGATTGGGAAGCGCGGTTGAAGGCCGGGCTGCCCCCTATCCCTGATCTGCCGCTGGATGAGGCGGCCGCCAATAAGGCAGTCGAGATTTTTAACGAATTGCGCCTGCCCGACGTGCCAGGGCAGCCGCGCATGGAAACCGCCTGCGGCGATTGGTTCCGCACTCTGGTTCGGGCCGCCTTTGGCAGCCGGGATCCTGAGACGGGCGAGAACCGGGTTGGCGAGATTTTTTGTCTCGTCCCAAAGAAGAACAGCAAAACCACCAATTCGGCCGCGCTTGGGATCACGGCGCTGCTGATGAACCAGACACCAAACGCCACAATGCTGATCGTGGGCCCCACCAAAGATGTGGCTGACACCTGTTTTAGCCAGATGGCGGGCATGATCGAGGCGGATCCCGAGGATCCAGAGACGGGCCGCAGCTATCTGCAGGATCGTTTCAACGTGCGCGAGGGCACGCAGGAAATCGTGGATCGCTGGACCGGCGCCACGCTCGCGGTAAAGTCGTTTGATCGCAAGGTGGTGACAGGCAAGATCCCGAAACTGGTGATCATAGACGAATTGCACGTCTTGGGTGGCAATGCCTACGCCGCAAAGGTGCTGGCGCAGCTGCGCGGCGGGATGATCACCCAGCCGGACACGCTTCTGCTGGTGATCACCACGCAAAGCGATGAGCCGCCGAAAGGCGTGTTTCGTCAGGAACTGAAATACGCCCGCGAGGTGCGCGACGGAAAGCACAAGGGCGGCCGCCTGCTGGCGATGCTCTATGAGTTTCCCGAGGAAATCCAAAAGAGCAAGGACAAGGCCTGGCGGGATCCGCGCCTGTGGCCGATGGTGCTGCCAAACCTCGGCCGGTCCATCACCATTGACCGCTTGATGAACCTCTACCGCATGGCCGAAGCCAAGGGGATTGATGAGGAACTGGTATGGGCCACCCAGCATCTGAATATTCAGATTGGCATGGGCACCCATGCCGAAACGTGGATTGGTGCGACGGTCTGGCCAGTTGATGTGCCACTGGTGACGCTGGATCAGCTGTTGGATCAGTCGGACTGCATCACGGCCGGGATCGACGGCGGTGGGCTTGATGATCTGCTGGGGCTCGGGCTGGTCGGCCGCCACAAGGTAACCCGGCGGTGGTATGGCTGGGCGCGGGCATGGGCGCAGCCCGAAGTTCTAAAGCGGCGCCAGGACATTGCCAGCCAGCTGGAGGACTTCGCGAAGCAGGGCGACGTGATCCTGTGTAATGATGCCTCGCAGGATCTGCGCGAGGTGGCCGAGATTTGCAGTCGGATCCACAAGGCTGGTCTGTTTCCCGAGAAATACGGGATCGGTCTGGATCCCGCCGGCATCACGGCGCTGGTAGATGAACTGGTGGCCAAAGAAATGCAGGATGATTTGCTCTCATCCATCAGCCAAGGCTGGCGCCTGTCGCCAGCAATCCAAGGGCTAGAGCGCAAGTTGCGAGATGGGTCTTTCGTGCCCTGTGGTCAGGAAATGCTGACCTGGTGCGTGGGCAACGCAAAGACCGTGGATCGCGGAAACGCGGTGGCGGTCGAAAAGGCCGTTTCGGGCAGAGCCAAAATTGATCCCCTGATCGGGATTTTCAACGCGGTGTTTTTGATGAGCCGCAACCCGGTCGCCAAGGGTGGCGGTCTGGATGATTTCCTCAACAATCCGGTGATGGTGATATGATCGCAGCGCGACTATTCAAAGCGGCCGCCCGGGCCGTGCGCAATGAACTAGCGGCCGGGCAGTCTGGCTGGATCAACGCGGAGGATGGCGCTTCGGCTGTGTCTGTCTCTGGCGTTGTGGTGAGCCAATCCACCGCCATGACAATCTCGGCGGCATTTGATTGCGTGCGCAAGAATGCGCAGGCGGTGGCCACGCTGCCGCTCGCTGTCTATGAGCGCCAGCCAGATGGGTCGAAACAACGGATCGACACCGAACTGTCAGAAATCCTGACGGTTTCACCCTGCCCGGGCATGACAGCGGTGGATTATTGGGAAGGCATGGCCGCCCAAACCGTTCTGAACGGTAACGGCTATTCCGAGCGGTTGGAAATCGGGAACCGGCTGGTGGGTCTGCGTCCGCTCCAGGGTGTGACGCCCCGGCGGCTCAAAAATGGCGAGTTTGAATATTCGTTCATAGATCGCGGCAAGCGCGAGGTTCTGCCAGCACAAAAGGTATTCCATGTGCGCGGATTTGGGGCCGGGACGGGCATTGGCCTGTCTGCGATCAAATACGGGGCGAATGCCTTTGGCGCTGCGGTTGCGGCAGATAATTCCGCAAGCGAGGTGTTCAAATCCGGGCTGATGGCCAGCGGGGTGGTGACGTCTGATCAGACCCTAGATGAGAAGCAGCGGAAAACCTTGGAAAGCATTCTGCAGACCTATCGGGGCTCCAAGAACGGCGGCAAGATCATGGCGCTGGAAGCTGGTTTGAAGTTTCAGGCGCTGCAAATGAACCCCGAAGACGTGCAGCTGCTGGATACCCGCCGGTTCAATGTTGAGGACGTGTGCCGCTGGTTCGGTACGCCCCCGGTGATCGTCGGTCACGCGGCGCAGGGTCAAACCATGTGGGGCAGTGGGGTTGAGGCCATCATGCTGTCATGGCTTACGCTGGGGCTGAACCCGAGCCTGCGCAAGATCGAGGCGCAGGCGCGTCTTGATCTGATCCCACGTGAGCGCCGCCGCCGATGGTTTGTCGAGTTCAACCGCGAGGCGCTGCTGCAAATGGACAGCAAGGCCAAGGGCGAGTTTCTGAGCAAAATGGCAAGCTCTGCGACCATGACCGCCAATGAGCGGCGGGCCAAGTTGAACCTGCCGCCCCATGCGGATCCCTCGGCCAATGAACTGCTGGCGCAAGGCGCCATGCTTCCAATTCAGGATTTGGGAAAGGATTGATCCATGGGAAATCGCAATCTGCCGCGCGCCGCCATTCCAGGCCGCCCGGGTGTTTCAAGCAACCTGACACCGAGCGCGGCGCAGCGTTGGAACCCGGATCTGCGGGCCGCTGCGTCTGAGGATGCCGATGTGGCCACGGTGTCGGTGCTGGAGCCGATTGGCGCGGATATGTGGGGCGATGGTGTCACGGCCAAGCGGATCGGCGCGGCGCTGCGATCCATTGGGGATCGCGATGTGGTGGTGAATATCAACAGCCCTGGCGGCGACTATTTCGAGGGGCTGGCGATCTACAACCTGTTGCGCGAACACAAGGGCAAGGTGACGGTTCGGATCCTTGGCATGGCCGCATCGGCCGCATCGGTGATCGCCATGGCCGCAGATCAGGTTCTGATCGGTCGAGCGGCCTTCTTAATGATCCATAACACATGGGTCGTTGCCGCCGGGGATCGCCATGCGTTCCGCGATGTGGCCGATTGGCTGGAGCCTTTCGACCTAGCGGCGGCCGAGGTCTACGCGGCACGCACCGGACAAACGGTTGCGCAGATCGCGCAGCAGCTGGATCGGGAAACGTGGATCGGTGGAGGTGCAGCCGTCGAGCAAGGCTTTGCCGATGGGCTGCTGGACAGTGACGCGGTGGAAACCGCGCAAGCCTCGGCCGATCTGTCGCCCATGGCCGCGCAGAAAAAACTGGATCTGTTCCTGGCCTGTGGGATCCGCATTCCAAAATCTGACCGCCGCGATCTTGTGGCGGCGATCAAAGGCGGGGGCACGTCTGGCGCTGCCGCCGCAAACGGCATGTCTGGCGCTGCCGTGACCGAGTGGGCGCAAGGCGCGCTCGCCAAAATCAACTCCCTGTAACTGAGGAAATCAGACATGAAAAAATCCTTGATGCCCGCCATCGCAATGGCGGCAATGATCACGGCTGCGCCTACCTCGGCCGTTCTGCTGTCCGGTCTGCGCAATGAGGCAGTGGACCCGGAGCGTCTGCTGCGCGAGGTCAATCAAAAACTGGACAGCCTGAATGGCGAGGTGAAGCAGACCGCAGAAGACGCGCTGCAACAGGCCAAGCAGGCCGGTGAAGTTTCGCAGGAAACCAAGCGTCAAGCGGATCAGCTGCTGACCGCGCAGAACACGCTGAAACAAACCGCTGACAAGATCACCGAGCAGCTGGAGGGCCAATCCGCGCAGATCCTTGAACTGTCGCAATCGGTGGCCGCTGGCATGGGGCGCGGTGGCTCTGGTGCACCTATGTCCATGGGGCAGGCCGCGCTGGCTGAGGGCGGCGAACAGATCAAGGCGTTCCTGTCCAATGGGGCAAAGGGGAGCCTGTCCATTCCAGTGCATAACGCCATCACCTCGGCCTCTGGGTCTGGTGGTGGTTTGATTACCGGCGATGAAGAACGCACCCCGGTGAATATGGCTCGCCGTCGACTGCGGATCGTGAACCTGTTGAGCCGTGGCCGCACCGGGACCAATCTTGTGACCTTTCGCAAGCAGGTTTTGCGCACGGATGCCACCGCTGCCATTGCCGAAGGTGGCACCTATCCGGTCTCGGCTTTCGGCTGGGAAAAGTCGGACGCCAAGGTGAAAAAAATCGGTGCCGTGACCAACATCACCGAGGAAACGATGGCCGACGCGGATCAACTGCAGACCGAAATCGACGTGGAACTGCGTTATGGCCTCGACCTGGAGGAAGAAAAGCAGATCCTCGCGGGTGATGGCGTTGGCGAAAACCTGCATGGTCTGATCCCCAACGCCACCGCCTTTGCAGCGGCCGCTGGATTGCCCAACCAGACCCGGATCGACCGTCTGCGGCTTGCGGTTTTGCAGGTGGTTTTGGCCGATTACATCCCCACCGCCTTTGTGCTGAACCCGCTGGATTGGGCGGCCATCGACCTGCTGAAAGATGCGGACGGGCGCTACATCTTTGGCAACCCGCACGCACAATCCACGCCGATGCTGTGGGGCAAGGACGTGGTGGAAAGCGCCACCATGACACAGAATGAATGGCTCACTGGCGATCTGGAAATGGCGGCCACCTACTATGATCGCAGCGAGGCCGAGGTTCTGATTTCCTCGGAGCATGATCAGAACTTTGTCGAGGACATGCTGACCATGAAAGCCCGCAAACGTGCGGCGCTGGCGCACAAGCGCCCGGCGGCCATGGTAGCGGGCGATTTCACCTTCGTTTGATCTGATCGTGGATCAGTCTGAGCTGACCCGCCCGGGATAATCCGGGCGGGTTCTTTATTCGACACGAAAGGGGAATATCCCGTGTATGTGAAAATCAACCAGACCCGCCACACCAAGATCGGTACTTTGCGGCCGGGGATCTATGAGAAAGCCAAACTTGGTCCCGAAGGTGCCAAAGTGATCGAGGCGCTGGTCGGTGCCAAAGATCCAGCCGTGAAGGAAGTCAGCGAAAAAGAGGCAACGGCCGAACTGTCTAAGGTCAAGTCTCTGATGCCGGGTAAAGTCGAGGATCTGAAAATCGGCGCCGCATCTGTATCTGATGCCGATGCAGAGCAGTCCACAGATGCACAGAACACTGAGCCACAGGTGCCTGCAAAATGACGCAGATCGCGCTGGAGGACATGAAACTGCACCTCGGGGTGCCTGCGGATGATCCCGGCCATGACCCGATGATCACCGGCTATATGGAAGCGGCCGAGGATCATGTGGCGCGATACCTCCGGCGCGATCTGGACACAGAGTTTCCGGGTGGTTGGCCAGCCAGCGTGCTGCAGGCAATTCGTCTGCTGGTGGCGCATTGGTATTTGAACCGGGAAGCCGCCGCAGCCGGTGTCATGACAGAGGTGCCGTATGGGGTGAAAGCCATGCTGGCGCCCTATCGTGAATTTGGGGCCTGATCGTGGGGGCGGGCAAGTATCGCGATGCTGTGGTGATCGAGCGCGTAGCTGCAGGCGGCGGTCGGGACCAATATGGCAACATCCAGCCAGGCGGCTGGACGGTGCTGTTTTCGGCCCGGGGCTGGCTGCGCCAAACGCCGGGCAAGGAACAGATCGCCGCTGGTAGGCTGGAGGATACCGCAACGGCAACGCTGCGGATCCGCGCAAGTCTCACAAGCCCGGCGTGGGGGATCACCGGCGCGGATCGCGTGAGGCTCCGCGGGCAGATCTGGGCCATCAAAGGTGCCCCCATTGATCCCGAGGGGCGCGGTGAATGCATCGAATTGCTGCTAGAGCGTGGGGGTGCAGTTGAATGAAGGTCGAGGGCCACAAAAACCTGATCCGCAAGCTTTCGGCGCTGCCGGATGTGCAGCGGGATCACATCCGCAAGGCCATCGCCACCAGCACCGAGGAAGGCGCCCGGGTGGCCCGGGTACTGGCACCAAACACCACCGGCGAAACCCGCGAGGGGATCACGACGCAATACCGTGACAACGGCATGGTGGGCGAGGTGGTGGTGATTGCTTCGGATGCGCCACGGGCAGACAAGGACCGCGCCTATTCCATCGAAGAAGGGCGCAAGCAGGGCGACCGGGGCACTACCGAGGGCAGCCATCATGTGCGTCGGACCCGGCAGTATCTGGGCAAGAAGTTTCGCAATCGCATAGGCCGCGCGGTGCGCAAGGCCGCGAAAGAGGTGGCCAGCCGTGGCTGATGGATATTTGACCGCGACCATGGCGGGGCTGATCGCTGCCTTGCTGGCGGATCCCGCTGTGACTGATTTGGTCGGGGATCGGGTCGTGGATGAGCCCGGCGAGGGGATCGGTTTTCCCTACATCCGCCCGGATCGGCTGGAGTTGGTGAACGAGGACACCGACGGCACCGAGGGGGCATTGGTCCAAGTGGGGCTGGCGGTGCATTCGCGCCCCGGGCGGTCCGGTGGGCGTGTCGAGGCTGCCCGGATCTGTGAGCGGATCAATTCAGCCCTGCATCGCTCTGAAACGCTGATCTGCGACGGTTTCACTGTCGTTGATGTGGAGGTGCAGACTTGGGCTGTTGACCGCGCCCGGGACGGCAAATCCTACGAGGGCCGCGTGGCCCTGACTGTGCGCCTTAGCGCCTGATGCTGCCCGGCTGGGTGGCTTTCTCTTAAAATCACAACACAGGAGGATCCGGCATGTCTGGACCAAAGAAGGGCCGCGCGTGGCTCTTGAAAATCTCTGACGGGGCTGGCGGTTTTGTCGCGCTAACCGGGATCAATGGCAAATCGCTGGACATCAACGGCGAGCGCATCGACGCCACTGTGCCCGATGCATTGAACCCCGAGGGGCCGCTGTGGGCCAGTTCCTTGGATGGTGTGCGCAGCATTGGATTTTCCGGCGATGGCCGCGTGGTCAACAATGCTGCGGAGGAACGCCTGAAAACGGCCGTCCATGGTGACAGTATGGAGGATACCTTTCAGCTGGTTGTGCCCGGTTGGGGCACCTATGAGGGCGATTTTTCCCTGACAGTGCAGCTGGGCGATGATGGCACGGTGACGTTTTCCGTAACCGGTGCCAGCAACGGCCCAGTGCAGTTCACCACCATGGCGCCCGCCTAATCCATGGGGATTGCGGTGAAGGCGCCCCGAGGCGGTCTGGTCGAGCATTTGGTTGGATCGTCATACCCGCTGATCCTGCGCAACGCAGAGATTGAGCGGTTTGAAGATCATCACCGGGGGATCTTTGACGTGTGGGACGGCTTTTTCGGCCGCTCCACAAAGCCCACCTCGCGCGAGGTGCGCGACATTGTGGCCTTGGGGCTTGTGGGTGGCGGAATGGCTGACGTGGCCGCTGATGCCTTGATGGAGGACCTCGGCCCCGATCAGAACCTGTTCCTCTACAGGATCGCGCAGGCGCTTCTGGGCGTAGCGTTCATGCCGGATAGCGTGGAGGGCGGCGGCAATGATCAGGCGCCAACGCCCGAGGATGATCCCGAAAAAAAGACAGATCCCGCGCTTGGAGCGTGAGGCGGATCATCCGCAGCGCGGCACCGCTGGGGATCCTGCCGGACCAAGTGCGGGCGATGTGCCCGCGTGATTGGCTGCTAATCAAGCGCGGCTATGACGATCAAGCGCAGGCGATGAAGCCCGGCGCAAATGCGCCGAGCAAATCAGAGGTGGACGAATTGGTGAGGCTTTACGGATGAGCGCAACAGACTTTGAGCGACTGAATATCGTGCTGGCGGCGCGGGACCGTGAATTTGCACGTGCGATAGATCGCAATATTCGCCGGGTGGAGAGGTTTGCGGCCCGCTCGCAGCGCAATCTGTCCACAACCTCCAAACGCTTTGACGCGCTTGCATTTGCAGCCAAACGGATGGGGCCATTGATCGCGGCGCTTGGCGCGGGGGCGGTGATTGGCAAGCTACAGCGGACGGTTTCGACGCTGGATGACATCGGCAAAACCGCTGACAAGATCGGTCTGACCACCGACGCGCTGCAGGAATGGCGCACGATTGCCGAGAGCGCAGGTGTGGCACAGGGGGCGCTGGATAGTTCTCTGGAGCGGTTTAACAAGCGGCTGGGGGAAGCGCAGAAAGGCGGCGGCGCGGCCTCTAAGATGCTCAAACAGTTGGGGCTGGACGCGGGCGAATTGGCCACGGCTGGCCTTGATGAAGCCATGAAGCAGGTGGCCGATCAGATCGCTGGGCTGGCCGATCCCACTGAGCGCGCGGCCGCAGCTGCGGCTCTGTTCGGTCGCGAGGGCGTGGCCATGGTCAATCTGTTGCGCGAGGGCAGTGCAGGCATGGATCGCATGCGTCAAGAGGCGCGGGATCTTGGGATCATCATTGATGAAAGCCTGATCCGCGGCGCCGAGGATGCACAGACGAAACTGGACCTAATGTCCCGTGTGATCGACGCGCAGCTGAATAGCGCATTGGTCGAATTGGCGCCGCTTCTGGTTGGGGGCGCCACTGCATTGGCCGATTTCGCGCGGTTCATTAATTCAAGCATTGATGCGGTGGAAAATTTTCTCGACCCGCAGAGCGATTTACAAAAAGCCACGGACAACTTGGTGAATGCGATGGCTGATGAAATTCGCCAGTCGCAGCTTCTTGAGGCGGCATTGGATCGTGGTCTGACCATGAGCGTTGCAACTGCGAAGGCGAAATTGGAGGAGGCCCGCACCCGGCATGAAAACGCCAAGGCAGCTGTAGCGGAGCACCGGGCAGTTAAGCTTGGATCGACTGAGTATCAGGATCTTAGCAAGGTCATTCGGCAAACGCGCTCTGATATTGAAGAAATGGAAAGTGTACAGCGCCGGGCTGCTGAGCAAGGTATCACGCTGCCTGGGATTTCGGCGGATGACGCCACGCATGCCGCGAACGTCGCAGCGGCATATGGCCGTTTGAATGAAGCAATTTTGCGGCGTCACCAGATCAGCCAGGAAGATGATCAACTCAATGAACAGATGGAACGAACTGCCAGTAATATCGCTAGGCTGCAGGACGCTATTGATAGCCAGCAAGGTGGCGTGGTCTCAATTGAGGGAGAGTATGTTCAACCAATTGAACCCGGTTTGAGGGATCCAGTCGAGGCCAGCGGCCGGGCAGCTTCGGCCGCTGTTCCTGAGTTGAGCGACTATGCAGACGTAGTGGCACGCATTCAATCCGTCTTTGGCGATGCTGCAGTTGCAGGGGGTGGCTATAAGGATCAGCTAGCGCAGTTGGATGCGCTCTATCGCGCAGGCAAGCTATCTGCTGCAGAATATGAGGATGCGGTAGGCGCGGTTGAAAACAAGTTTGAAGACGCAAAATCCGCGGCCGAGAGCCTGCGCGCCTCTGCCACCCGCGCGCTGACCGACATTGTAACAAATGCTGAGAGCGCCAGCGATGCGGTGGCTGGTCTATTGAGCAACTTGGCCGGGATGTTTACCAACGCCGCCATCGGCGGATTGGTCAAGGACATAGGGATTTTTGATGACCTTGGCGGCCTCCTGAGTTTTGACGGCGGTGGATATACCGGCAATGCCCCTCGCACGGGCGGGGTGGATGGCAAGGGCGGCCGCATGGCGGTGATCCATCCGAAAGAAAGCATCATCGACCACACCAAAGGCCAGCGGTTGCCCGCTGCCCCTGTGTCGTCTGGGCCGGTTCAGCTGACGGTCAATGTGATCGGCGCCAAGACGGATGCACAGATCCGCGACATGGCCCGCGAAGGCGCGCAGCAGGTGGTTCAGCAATATGACCGCCAAGTGCTGCCCCGATCCGTCGCTGCAATTCAGAATGATCCTCGGAGGATCGGATGATGGCGATCACCTTTCCGCTGTCGCGTGAGGCGTTTTTGGATCTGTTGCCCGCGCGAGAGGTCAAGTTTTGGCTCGGGCGCCAAGATCAACACACCGGCCTGGGCGGAGGCCAAATCTTGTCTGCCGAGGTGGCCCCACCACTGTGGCGTGGAGCGGTGACGCTAGCCCCCATGAACAAGCGAGCCGCTGATGAAGCGGCTGCGCTCCTAGAGGCGCTGGAGGTGCCCGGGCGCCGGTTTGAGGCGTTCAAGGTTCAGCAAATCGGGCCAGCCTCGGATCCTCTTGGGGTGTCATTGGCGGGATTTGCGCCGTTGATCCATTTAATCGACGCAGCCAACCCCCAGCGCTTGCGCCTTGGTGGGTTGCCAGAAGGCTACGAGTTGCGCCGTGGAGACATGCTGTCGTTTGCCTATGACCCGGGCAATGGTTTGCGCCAGGCGCTGCACCGCGTTGTCGAGGGGGGCGTGGCCACGGGCAACGGGCGCACCCCTTACCTAACCGTCAATCCGCCTATGCGACCCGGGGCCGATGCCGAAACCCCTGTGGACCTCATCAAACCATTTTGTTTGGCGGGCGTTGTCCCGGGATCGGTCAGTTACGGCACAACCACCGGCAACGTGACCAGTGGGATCGGTTTCGATTTCCAGCAAAGCCTGCGGAGGTAAACCCATGCGAAATTATGATGCGGCCACCCTCGCCTATCTCAACGATAGCGCGGGGCTGGTTTCCGTACGTCTTGTCTGGATAAAGGCGAAAAACCAATCTGGCGAGATCGAGACGCTGGGCGTCTGCAGCGCCGAGGATGATCTGGCTGTGCAAATTGGCGGCGAGGCGCGCACCTATCTGGGGGCTGGCCCTCTGCTGCAGTCCGAGCCGCTGACCGCAGATAGCGGGCTGCAGGTTCGGATTTACCGCCTGCAGCTGTCTGCCATCGCTCCCGAGGTCGAGGATCTGGTGAAGGGCTATCAGACCCGCTTTGCACCTGTTGAAATCCACCGGCTGTTTCTGGATCCCGAAACCCGACTCCCTGTTGGCGAACCGCACCGCGTCTTTCGCGGCATGATCGACGGCATAGACTTTCCGCGCGCGGAGCCAGGTGGAACGCCTGCTGTTGCATTGCAGCTGGTGAGCGAGACACGGGTATTAACCCGCACTCTGCCTCTGAAGAAATCGAATGACAGCCACCAACGCCGAGGGGGCACAGATCTCTTTCGCCAATATGGCGATATTTCAGGATCTGTGCCCGTGTTTTGGGGGGAGTTGCGCGCATGAGCCAGCCCACAACTTTGAGGCGGCGCCCCGATTGGCACTCCCGCTTGGCGGCATACCTTGCGCGGGTCGCGCGCCTGCCCTTTCGTCCGGGGTCGCATGACTGTGTGCTGTTCGCGGCTGGTGCTGTGGAGGCGATGACGGGCGCTGATCTGGCGGCTGAGTATCGCGGCAGCTATCGCACGCTGAAAGACGGTCAGGAGGTTCTAAAAGCGCGCGGGTACGCCGATCACATCGCGCTTGTGGAAGACCTCTTTGAATCTGTTGCACCTGCCTTGGCACAGGTGGGCGATTTAGCCGTGGTGCCAGGCGGTCAGGGCGAAAGAGGCGCACTCGGGATATTTCAGGGGCCTGGGGTCTATGTTCTGGATCCCTCTGGGTTGGCTGTTGTGGACCGCTTGACAGCATACGGAGCGTTCTCCGTATGACGCATGTTCCGTTCTTTTTGGGGCTGGCGCTTCTCTTTGTGTTGGCACCCGATCCTGCTTCTGCGGGGCCGATTGCTGCAGTGGTTGCCGCTGTCAAAGCATTTGCTGCGACCTCTGCCTTTGCGGCGTTTGTCGTCCGCATCGGCGTATCACTTGCGCTAAGCGCACTATCTTCCGCGCTTCAAAGCAAGCCGAAGGGGCGGCGCGCGCCCGGTATTCGCACTGATACCACCTCCACAGGTGGTTCAAATCCGCAGACCTTTATTCTCGGGCGAACAGCAACTGCAGGCAATATGGCAGCCCCGCCCTACTCGCACCCGAATGAGGGGGACGTTCCCAACGAATATCTCACCTATGTTGTTGATGTTTCGGACCTGCCCGGATGCAGCCTCTCGCGCCTTATGGTGAGCGGCGAATTTGTCGAATTGGAAGCCGCCCCCGCCGATGATCCCAATTGGCAGTTTCGGGGCATGCTGGAGGAAGGCAAGCACCACCTGTTCATGACATGGTATGATGGGACGCAGAGCGCGGCCGATCCGTACTTGCTTGCAACTTATGCTAATCATCCAGAACGGCCATGGTCTGCAGATATGGTCGGGAATGGTCTTGGCTACGCTGTCCTTGCGTTCCGCTATAACCGCAAGCTGTTCAACCAACTGCCCGCCGTTCGCTTTGAAGTAGAGGGGATCCCCCTTTACGATCCTCGCCGCGATACATCCGTGGGCGGATCAGGCACGCAGCGGTGGGATTTACCCGCATCGTGGGCCTTCACCGAAAACCCAATCGTTATGATCTACAACATTCTGCGGGGGATCACCCTGCCAGACGGTTCGGTTTGGGGTGGGCGGGTGCAGCCCGAGGATTTGCCCCTGTCCAATTGGTTCGCGGCAATGAACGAATGCGATGTGCTGGTGGCGGATGATGCCGGGGGCACATTGGCGGCAAAATATCGCGCTGGCCTTGAGGTGAAAGCGGATGATCAGCCCGCAGATATTATTGACAGCCTCAGAAACGCGGCGAGTGCCGAACTGGTGGAATTTGGCGGAACCTACAAGGTGCGGGTCGGCCCGCCTGCCCTTCCCGTGTTTTTCTTTACCGATGATGACGTGGTGGTTGATCGCAGCCAAACCATGACACCTTACCCGGGCCTAGATGGTGTACACAATGCGATCCATGCCAGCTACCCGGATCCAGATGCGCTATGGGAAGTGCGGGACGCGCCACCGCGATATAATCCAACATGGGAGGTCGAAGACGGTGGGCGCCAGTTGGTTGCGCAGGTGGATTTGCCTGCGGTGAGTTCGACCTATCAGGTCCAGCGATTGATGAAGTCGTGGATCTCTGATGAGCGCCGGTTTCGCCGCCATGGTTTAACACTGCCACCCGCTGCCATGGTTCTGGAACCGCTCGATGCCTGCGCTTGGACAAGTGAGCGTGAGGGCTACACATCCAAGGTGTTTGAGGTTGGATCCCTTACCGATGATCTGGTGTCCTGTTTGCAGACCGTAGCGCTACGCGAGCGCGATGCAGAAGATTTCATCTGGGATCCATCAGATGCGGTACAGCCCCTGAACCCCAGTCCTGTGGTGGTGGTTCCCAGCCCGCGCACAGTGCCGGGGTTTGATCTGCGCGATCATGTGGTGGTGGATTCCCAGAACCAGGCGCGACGGGTCGCACTCCGTCTTGTCTGGGACGCTGCCCGCCTCTCTGCCGATGATGTGCTGGAATGGCGCCTGCAGCTGGCGAATGGCACCCCCGTCGCATCTGGATCTGAAACCTACCTTGCAACGGGCGAGTTAATCGTGACGGGGGGGATACTCCCCAATACGGACTACCGCGCCCGCGCACGCATCAGGGCATTGCAGGGCGGAAGCTGGACCGGTTGGTTTGAGGCCACCACGGGTAGCACGCGGTTTAGCGCGGATGATCTCTCTGATGCTGTCTGGGACACCATCGCGCAGGATGCACAGGCGACCGCTTCCGCCCTCGACGCGGATCTGGTCTCCGAGGTGATCCAGCCCCTGAGCCTCGATCTGGAACTGCGCACGGTTGAACAGCGCACCATGGCAGAGGCGGTCGCCATGATCGGGGACCAGGTGCTCTGGGCCATCACGCGCCTCTCTGATGTGGACGGTCGGTTTGCAGACGCGGGCATCGTGCAAGACCCGGAGACCGGCAAGGTTCGGATCTATGCGCTGGAACAAGAGGCCGAGCGCATCAGCGAGGCCGAGATCCGCCTGAGTGCTGCCGAGGCGAGCATCGCCCTCTCTGCGACAGAGGCATGGGTTCGCGGGCAAATCACCGATGCCATGCTGGATCCAACCCAGATCCCGCTTGTCGAAGATCTGCAGATGCAGGTCAACGAGGTGGAACTGGAACTTGATGCGATCAACGCCGATCTCGCCCTTTCGGCGTCACAAACCGAGGTCGACGGTCTGGGCGCGCGGCTCTCGACGGCCGAGGCCAATCTGGACGCCGCCGAAACCGCCATCGCACTCAAGGCCGAGCAGAGCCAGCTGGAAAGCCTGCAAGGGCGCGTGCAGACCGCAGAGGTGCAGATCTCGGCGCTGGATGGGCCGCAGCTGACCCAGACGGTTGCGGATACGCGCTATCTGCTGGACGCCGACGAGGCCGCCGCAGAGCAGACGCTCGCGAGCCTTTTGCAGGCCCATGCAGAGGGCGAGCGCGTCCGCCAGTCCATTGCCTATGCCACCGAGGATCTGCGCGCACGGATCACCGAGGATCGTGAGGCCGTGGCGGCGCTTTCGGTTCAGATCGGCGCATCCATCAGCAACGCCATGTCCCTCATCGAGGCCGAAAGCATCGCGCGGGCCTCAGAGGATGAGGCCATCGCAGAAGATCTGCTGGCGCTCGATGCGCGGCTTTCCGATGCCGAGGGCAACGTCACCGCCCAAGCCAATGCGCAGAGCCAGCTCACCACCCGTGTGAGCGACGCAGAGGGGCAGATTTCCGCGCAGGCTCAATCGGTGGAAACGCTCTCGACCACCGTGGGCGAAAACACCACGACCGTGCAAACCGTATCGGAAAGTGTCGACGGCATGTCGGGGCGACACATGCTGCGCGTCAATTCGAACGGCGTGGCCACCGGCATGGTGATTGCGGCCGAGGCTGGCGACAACGGCGCGGTCAACAGCACAATCGCCTTTGCGGCGGATAGCTTCACGATCTCGCAGCCAAACGGCGGCGCGGCATCGACCGTATTTGCTGCCTATACCTCCAGCCGAACAATCGACGGGATCCAATTTCCGGCTGGCGTCTATTTGGAAAACGCCCGCATCGGACGGGCCGCAATCGGGCGTGGTCAGATCACCGACACGCTGCAAAGTGACGACTATGCCGAGAGCAACGGGCGACCAACGCAGGGCGTAAAAATCAACTTCAAGACCGGCAAGGTAAAAACCGCCGGTCTGGTGATCAGCCGCCCCCTGCGGATCGCTCAAGGCACGTTCACCGCCACCGGCACCTATTCCCACGGCGCGCGATGGGCCTTTGTGAATACGGGCATTCGGGTGGGCAAAAATGATGTCTGGGAGGCGTCCCAGGTGGCGCTGGTTGCCTCTGCGGCTATCACCAGTGGTGCAACCGCACAGTCCGGTTTTGATCCCAATAATTCCTTCTGGACCCTGAGAACGGAGATCCAGCCAGGAGCGCGGTGGAACGGGTTTGGCGGCGGCAATCCGGCCCCGGCAAACCCTTGGAGCCGCGATCCCAACGCGCTTGTCACGCCCTGGTGGTCATCGGCCACCGACCAGAGGCTTTATCTCGCAATCTCGCTGGAAACCCTCGGCGGCGTTTATTTCAACAATCCCAAAATCGAGTGGACCGTTTTCGAGGTCACATAAGGAGAAACAACTATGGCTTGGGTTTCATCAGGCACGGTCAGCGTCACCAACGGCAGCACCACCGTCACCGGCACGGGCACCAGCTGGTTCGGCGCGATGCAAAACGGCTGGGGCTTTGTCGGCCCGGACGGGCGGGTCTATGAGATCCTGACCGTCGACAGTGCCGACACCATCACGCTCAAAACGCCCTATCAGGGCTCCACCGCAGCGGCGCAGGTTTACGCGGTGTTTCCCACCGGATCCCACAATCTCGACCTGACCGCAGCCCTGCAGCAACTCCTGAGCGACTATCAGGGCGTTTATGACACCGTGGGCCAGGGGCGGTTTCCCGGCGAGGTGGTCTTTGACGCGGACCGTGACACCGGCATGGGCAACCCCTCCGCCAATGAGCTCGGCCTCAAGGCAGGCGATGTGTGGCAGCTGCTCTTGAAGGGCGGTCAGGCCTCGGGCGCGGCGGTGCAGTCGAGCCTGTCGGACACGACAGCAGGAAAACTGATGCTGAACGGGGCGCACGGGCTGGGCGCAGTCGCGGGCGTGCCCGCACCGGGCTATGACGCTGATCAGTGTTTAACGCCGGGCTTCAATTATCGCTTTACGACAGCAGGTGTGAACACGCCTGTAAGCAACCCATTCGGCGGCACACTTCAGGTGTTCTCGGGGTCTGCAGAAGGCACCGATCTGGTGCAAGTCTACGTCCAACGTACTGCAAGCGGTATGTGGATGCGCGGAACCACTGACGGCGTGAATTGGACGGCCTGGAGTCGCGTTTATCACACCACAAACATCCTCGGCACCGTCTCACAGTCTGGAGGTGTCCCGACAGGAGCGCTCTTCGAGTGGGGGGGCAATGCGAATGGCGAGTATATACGTCTCGCGAACGGGACACAGATCTGCATCTCCAATGTGTTCACTGCCGATGCCACCACGCCGGTGGGCGCTTTGTATAAATGGGCTTCCAATCAGACTTGGGCCTTCCCGGCAGCCTTTGCGGCAGTGCCGAGCGTCACACCCGGCGCGACCAACAACACATCTCTCACCGCCACATGCGCGACGACGACGACCACCGATGTCGCGGTCAATGTCCTCAATGCGCTCTCGGTCGCAGGGCGGTCCGCGTCATTCATCGCCATTGGCCGCTGGTTCTAAGGAGGCTCCCTATGAACATCACCTTCACCCCCGCCCGCATGGACACGCTGCTTGAGGCAACCGTGGAGGGCGACAGCCTCACGCTCAATGACGAGCGCTTCGACTTCTCACCTTTGCAGGAGGGCGATGTGCTGCCCCGTGCGGCTGTGGCCTGCGCTTGGCTCGCCTCGGATGTGACCCGCGAAGGGGGCCGCATCACCCTCACATTGGTCTTGCCGCATGGCGCAAACGCGCCCGAGGAAACCCGCTTTCCGGCCCCAATCCTCGCGGCGCCTGATGGCCCCCTGCCGATCCCGACGCACTCAGCCGAAGAGGACCCCGCCCAATGAGCAATATCGACTTTTCCAAAGTGGTCACAGCCAGTGCGCAGGTCGAGGCCATCCGCGCCGCCCGCCTTCAGGAGCTGGCAGAGCTGCGCTGGCAGCGCTCCTGCGAGGGTGTGACCTTGCCCAGCGGCGCGACCTTTACCGGCGATGAGACCACGCGGCTTTCGCTTTCCGGCGCGATCAGCGCTTTGCAGCAAGGCATGCTCACCGCGCCGATTGTCTGGAAAACGCCCACGGGCTTTGTGTCTCTCTCGCAGGAAGATCTGGAAGCTGCCGCTGCTGCGGTGGTGCAGTTCATCCAGACTTGCTTTGCCGCCGAGGGTGCGGTCGCAGTGCAGATCGAGGCAGCGGCCGATCCGGCAGGGTTCGATGTCACCGCAGCCTTTGACGCCGAGCTTGGCCAGTTGGGAGGTGATTGATGCGCGTAGCGACCGACCCACTAGAGGTACTGGCGCAGCTAGTCCAAGACTTCACCTACCGCGCAGATGTAAAAGGCGATTGCTGGCGCGTGCTGCCCGGATCAGGGCCTGTGTTCGGAGATTGCGAGGACTTCGCACTATCGCTTGGGTTTCGTCTCGCTGGCGGATCTTGGTGGCGGTTCTTGTGGCATCTGCTGATCCGAAGATCTGTCATCTGGTATTGCCGCACCTCCAAAGGCGGCGGCCATGCTGTACTGTGGCACCATGGCACCGGGTGGGCCGACAATATCTTTCCCAACTGGTCAGCAGCCCCTCGCCACATGCGGCGCTGGCCCTTCCCTGTTTCGATTGTCGCTTTGAAGCTGCTTTATGGCTGGATTTCTCACGCCCAATCGGAACGCAAAAACGTGCAACGCGCACAGAAAGGCGGTCGCGATGATCGGTAAAGGTGGGATCCTGTCGGGTCTCTGGGTCTGGTTTCACTCAGATGCAGGCCAAATGGCCCTCGCTGGGGCTGCCGGTGGGTTGGTTCGCTGGCTCACGCTGCGCGAGAGCCTTACGGACGGGGCGGTCTCGCTCATCGTGGGGTGCATCTGCGCTCTCTACCTCGGCCCATTGGTGGAGCCATTGCTGGCGCCCGTGATCGGTAAAATCAGCCCTGCCGATCCGATTGGTTTTTCCTCTTTCGTGGTCGGCCTCGGCGGGATCGGCTTTGCCGGTTTCGGGATTGATCTGCTGCGGCGGTTTCGGGCCGCCAAGGGGGCGGGCGATGCGCAAGGCTAAAGAGGCGGCAAAGGCGGCCGCGCGTCGCGAGGGCCGGTTTTGGATCGGGGCGGCAATCTGTGCCGCCCTATGGATCATCTATCTGACATTGGAGGGGTCAAATGTACTCTGACCGCGTGAAGCGCGTGCAGCGGTTGCTGCGCGTCGAGGCCGGATATACCGGCGCAATTGATGGGATTATGGGCGCCCGCACCCTATCTGCCGTTGCCCGCGTGCCAGAGGTCCGCACCCGGCCGGATCTGACCCGCGCGGATCGCCAGCTGGTCGCGGCCGGTCAGGCAATCTTGGCCAGCCTCGGACATGATCCCGGCCCTGTAGATGGCCGTTGGGGGCCACAAACAGATGCAGCTTATCTGGCGTGGTCTGGTGCAGCGCTGCCGTTGCGCCAGGCGGATATGGCCCGCCATTTTGGCCCTGCTGGATCTGCGCGCTGCACGGCGGGCCGGGTGCGTGTCCCGTGGCGGATGGTGCTGGCGTGGGATCCGGCCGAGGTGATCACCTCTTTCAGTTGTCACGAATTGGTTGCCCCCAGCGCGCAGCGCGCCTTTGACCGGATCGCGGCGATCTACAGCCCTGCACAGATCGAAGACCTCGGCCTGCATCTGTTTGGCGGATGTTACAATCACCGGCCAAAGCGGGGGGGATCCAGCCTGTCCACCCATGCCTATGGGATCGCGATTGATCTGGACCCTGAGCGAAACCGCCTGAATTGGGGTAAGGATCGCGCCCGGTTGGCGCAGCGTGACGCGGTGCCCTTCTGGGACGTGTGGGCGGCCGAGGGCTGGACGAGCCTTGGACGTACCCGCGATTTCGATTGGATGCACGTGCAGGCGGTGGGTCTGTGACGCGCGGGGCGAAACTTTGGGCGGCGGCTGTGATCATGGCCGCCCTCGCCAGCTGTGGATCCCTGTCTAAGCAGCTGGTGCGCGGTGTTCTGCCCGGTGGAGGCCCAAACGTGGCCGCGAATGTCCAGGCGGGTCGCAGCAACGCGCAAGTGGTGGGTGGCACCTCCACCCAAAATGATCTGCGGCTGGTGCGGCCGCAGTCGCGCAGCATCGAGCAAAGCACCGGCGAAACCGGCGTGCGGGCTGAGGCGGTCCAATCCATCACGGTACGCAATGAGGCGCCGCCTTGGGTTTGGCTGTTGGTGCTGTTCTTTACCGCTGCGGCCGTCTGGGCCGTGTCTGACGAAATCCGCGACTGTCTGGCGCGCAATAGGAAAGGGCCGGCCAATGCTGACTGATTTACAGCGAAAAGTGATCGACCTGCGCGACCGGCAGGAAAAGACGTGGCGCCAGATTTCGGATCATCTGGATAAGGATCGCGCGCAGATGCAGCGCTGCTACAAGGCGGCGAAAAAGAAGCTGGCCGAGAAACAGGCGGCGCTGGATCCCGGCGTGCATAAGGTTCTCGGAAACCTCGGCCTGCAGGATCTGGCCGGTCAGCATTCTGGCTGGGTCCACAAAGAGGATCCCGAAACCGGAGAATGGGCCTCAGTCTATTACTACCTTGGAAAAGACGGGCAACCGGCCGAGGCGGATCTCGAGGCCGTGATGGCCTCGGCCGTGACCAAGGTGTTTCGCGGCGATCTGGCCACGCCAGCCCGCCCGCAGGCGGCCGGGGATCATCTGCTTGTGATCGACATTGCGGATCTGCACATAGGCAAGCTGTGCGTGGCCTCAGAAACCGGCTTTTCCTATGATCGGGCCGAGGCGCTGCGGCGCGGGATCGAAGGGTGCCGGGCGCTGCTGCAGCGGGCGCAGGCGCATGGGGTTGCCCATATCCTGTTTGTGGTTGGCAATGACGTTATTCACATCGACAAGCCGAACCGAACCACCACCAGCGGCACCCCGCAGGACACAGACGGAACCCTGCATGTGATGTGGGATGACGCGCTGGCGTTTTACGTGGCCTGCATCGACATGTGCCGGGCTGTGGCGCCTGTCTCGCTGCTGTATTGCCCGAGCAATCACGACTGGTTTGCAGGCTTTGCTTTGGCCCGGTCGCTGGCCGCATGGTATCGGGGCTGTCCCGAGGTCAGCGCCACCGAATACAACACCAGCCCACGGCACCGGAAGTATTACCGATACGGCGCAAACCTGTTGGGCTTCACCCACGCGGATGGCGCGAAAGAGGCAGATCTGCCCGCGCTGATGCTGGACGAGGTGGCCGATCACCTCGGCGCGGCCCAATGGCGGTATTGGTTCTTGCATCACGTGCACCACAAGGACCGCAAGCGCGGCGGTGGATCCCTGCGCCGCCTGACCGAAAAGGATCTGATTGGCATGACCGCGCTACATGTGGCGCCAGATCCAGCCGTATCCCGTGCGCCTGAAATCGAGTATGTCCGCAGCCCCAGCCCGCCAGACGGCTGGCATGACCGCAATGGATACGTGAACCGCCAAGCGGTCGAGTGCTTTCTTCACCACCCGCATGACGGGCAGGTGGGGCGGTTCACGGAATGGTTTTAATGGAACAGGGGGCGGCAATTGCCGCCCTCTTGGTCATTAGTGGGACAGGGCTTGGATGATGCCCCATAGGGCGCTGATCCTAAAGGCTGCGCCCGCTGCCATGATGACGGCTGACAGCCCCTCTGCGCGCGTTTCTATGGTTGATCCATCTGGCCGCACGCCACGCATTTGATCTGCAGACACAACATGGCCCGCAGATAGGTCGAGGGCTGCGATCCGTCTAGGCGAATAATTCGGGGCATGTGAGGGCGGTAAGGCTGGCAGCAAGATAAAGCACAGCAAGAGGCCCTGACATGAACAGAGTAACGCTTACCGGGCACCTCGGCCGGGATCCCGAGGTGCGAACCTTCACCGATGGCAGCATGGTGGCCAATCTAACGGTGGCCACCTCAGAGACGTGGAAAGATCAATCGACGGGGGAGCGCCGCGAAAAGACAGAATGGCACCGGGTCGCGATCTTTGGCCCGCTGGCGCGGGTCTGTCAGCAGTATCTGCGCAAGGGCGCCAAGGTGCTGATTGAAGGTAAGCTGGAAACCCGCAAGTGGCAGGATCAAGACGGCCGCGATCACTATGTGACCGAGGTTGTGATGCGCGGGCGCGCGGGCACCTTGGAAATGCTGGACCGCAAGGATCCCAACGGATCCGGTGGCCAGTCCGGCGCCGGTCAGGGCGGTGGCTATGGCGGCCAATCCGGCGCCGGGCAAGCCGCAGGTCAAAATCAGCCCATTGATGATGAAATCCCGTTCTGAGGTGCCCCAGATGATGAAACTGCACTTCCGTGTTGAATTTCGCCCATGGGCACGGGCTGCACTCGCTGGTGGCTTTCTCGGTCTGTCGCTGCTGTTCTGTGTCGTGACACTGTTCGGCGCGATGTTTGTTTGTCGATTGGTGGAGGTCCAAAGCAATGGCTGATCTATTCCAACCGTCCGAGCGGCAAATCGCTGCGATCCTGGGTCGCCAACATTCTAAGCGCCAAATGGCGATAGCTTATCTGCGCGCCTCGCGTGAGCGGAACCAGCTGAAAAAGGAAGTGAAGCAGCTGCAGCTGGTATTGGATGTAATCGAGGGGCTGGATCAGGCAACTGAAGAATTTCGGGCCGGTGATCTGGATCAGGCGTTTTGCCGTCTATCCGGCACTTTGGAGAGGTTGAAAAATGCAGGGTGAGCGGATTGCGTGCCCGGCTTGCGGTGGCACGGGGAAAGAAACCAGCCGAGGGGGCGTGATGCACGAATGTGGCCCCTGCGACGGCTGGGGCTATACGGTGCGGCCCTGCCCCCTGCCAGAGCGTGCGCCAAAGGTGATCGGCCTTTGCGGCTTGGCTGGATCAGGGAAAACACAGACGGCGCTGATCCTAGCCGAGCGCGGCTATCGGCGGTTGCGTTTCGCTGACACACTTAAGCGCATGTTGCGGGTCTTGCTGTACGCTGCCGGTGAGGATCCGCAATCTGCGGCGCGCTACATCGACGGTGATCAAAAGGAACGGCCGCACCCCGCTTTCGGTGGTCATTCCTCGCGCTATGCGATGCAAACGCTTGGCACAGAGTGGGGGCGCAAACTGATCGGCGCCGATCTATGGGTGGATATAACCCGAGCGCAGATTGTCAGGGCCTTGGGGGAGGGGCACCGGGTTGTCTTGGATGATCTGCGTTTTCCAAATGAGGCAGAGGTGATCCGCAGTTTCGAGGATGGTTGCGTGTGGCAGATCAAAGGGCGCGCGGCGGCACTGGCTGCAGATGGTGCCATTCATATCAGTGAGGCGCTATCGGTGCAGCCGGATCAGGTTCTGGATAATTCAAAGGATCTGGAGCATCTGGAGCGCGCCCTTTCGGCCCTGATTTTGGGCTGATCGCCACGCACGTTTTCGTTGCCTTTGCACGGTGTTTTGAGGGTCCACCGTGCCGCCTTGAGGGCTGCGCCAGCTGGTGCGGCCCTCTTTTTTCGGGGTTATTGGGCGGCTGATCTGCGTGTTTGAAAATTCAAAGGTGTGCAATGCGCGTGCAAGCTGGTTCGAGATTTCCGGTAGTGTAATGATTTTAAAGGATAATGTTGATTAGATCGGTTCCCTTGGTAAGGGAGAGGTCGAGAGTTCAATTCTCTCCAGCAGCACCATCTTCCTGTAGATATCAACCTTAATGCCTATCGCACTGTTATGTATAGGTATTTGGCGTGGCACCCCAGCGCCACAGGTACTTTTTGCACCGGATCTGCAGGCCGGTCTCAGCGCTCACTTCAATCAATATTCCTGCGACAAAATTGGTGCTATGGCGATCAAACTTGAGGCAGTCGTTCAGTCAGGGTAATGCTCCGACAAA